GAGGTAGATTTTACCCTCATTCTCCCAAGTTCCCAAATAATTTGTCCCTGTGGCTAAATCCTTTTCGTTCTTTTCCATGTACTCACGCAGGATTGCCTTGCCTTTTTCCTTGTCGTAGAACTCTTCTTTAGGCACAATTTTGCTAAAAGTAGGTGGTTTAGAAACCATAAAGCCTTTGTCGGGAAGGGAACCATCGGTCATCTTGATAGATAGCCCACCCCAATCCCTTGTGAATTGTTGGATTTTGGCGGCTGTCTCATCGTCTAATTCGCTACTACTAGCGCCGTCTCTGTTTCCGTGGTCAGTTTGGTCATGCTCGCTGTGTTTTGTGACTGGAATAGATGCAAGAAATTTATAGGGGTCTTGATTCTCAACTATTGTAAAATAGTAAAAGTCTGCTTTTTGTATTGGGGATAAGTCACGGATTAGCAATGCTAATTCTCTTGACTGGTCAGGGGTAACGGCAATCATGGTTTAGCCTTCTCAACTGCGAGCATAGACCTATCCCATATTACAAATACAGGCTCCGCTGTCTCAGAGCGATTGAAGTAACGCAGGGATTGTGCGCCCCGAATTCCTTTGGATGCGAGGCTGACACCAATATCGTCTGCCCCAAAAAAATCACCTACCCCACCTTTATTTATTTTTTCCCTGTGGCTTTTAATTTCATCATGGAAAACATCGGGGGTTAAAACTGAATTTGGTGGTATTGCAACTCTTACTACTACTCCTTTTGGACCAGCAAAATCTCGAGCAAGAGTTTCGTTGCTTGCAAAATAAATTCCATCCCCATCTGTCCCAGCACCAGCGTGATAATTACCAGTTCTGAATTCTTCTGCAAGGCTTTCCGCTGAGTAGTAAAATTCTTCTTGGAGATTTTGGGTTCGAAGTCCAGTTTCTTCGTCATAGCCCTGAAGAACCGTCTCCTTATGGTAGTTAATTCCACGATAGGCAATAGCCCATCCATCTTTTTCAAGTTGGTCTATTTCTTCAGATGACACAACTTTTGGTTTTCCGTCAAAACCTTGTTTTTCTGCAACTATTTCAAGTGTGAAATTTTCTCCTCCACGCCCAATGGCGTCGCCCTCACGCTGTCTCTTTGCCAGTTCTTTTCTGCTTTCTGAGGTTTTATGCTCATCTATATTAGTTCCAAAATAAGATTTAGCCTTGTCTGTAATATCAATACCAGCGCCGCCGCTACCAGTAGCCCAAGAGCCATGGGTTGATTGGTCATGCTCTCCGTGCTTGGTTACATTCGACCAAGCCCTTCCGTCATCAGATAAACGAAACCTATCGTGACGGATTTCGATTTTTTCCATCATGTTTTTGCGAGCAAAATTAAGCATTGCAGTTGCTACACCTCTGCGTTGATATTCACTAGCAACTTGAACATTTGTTATCTCTGCGTATTTTTTGTCTTGTACAATTTGATTTGAGGCGCCTAAATAGCCTATGTTTTTATTTTTACTATCTTTTACACCCATATTCATTACTACTGTGCCATCGCCATATTTTTCATTTATTTGTAAAATGGTAAAACTTTCATTTTGAACAGTTATTTTTGCTGAGATTTTTTCTCCGCTAACAATTCTTGCCCCCAATTCGCTCGCGGGAATGGTTTCAGATTTAAAGTCACTAACTGTTCCCGTAGCCCATGCGCCATGAGAACTTTGGTCGTGGTCGCCGTGTTTGGTTACATCTTCTTCGCGGATAAATGGGACATTGTTGAAAAGAGCATCAAAGGTCATCCCGTAATCATTGGACTCAGCCTTTTGAATTACATGAGGCTCAATAAACTTAACTTCAACTACGGTGAACTCCCTTGGTGGTTGCTGCGACCATGCCGAGAGTACAGGTCTATCCGCGCTGTAACTGCGCCTATCATTGGTGAGTTTGAATGTAGAGGTCTCTAAAGATTTCCAATTACCGCTTGCTACGGTTTCATAAACTTTCTTAGGGTCGCCTAGATTTTGTTTTACTCCTACTGTTTCATAAGATGGTTTTGAGCCATCCGTATATTCAGTCTTGCTTGGTCGTAGGACTTCTCTTTGCCAATAAGGAGTTTCTATTTTAGAGATTCCAACAACCTCAAATTTTCCGCTAGTTATTACCTCATGGTCTTGAGGGTAGTAACTTGTTTCTTTAGATAAAGATACGCCTTTTGCACCAGACTGAATCTTCATAACTACATTCTCTGTTCCGTTTGCTGAGCGGTCAGCGGCGTACCATGTTGCAACTCCTAGTGAACGAGTTGTTGAAACCAAAGGCATATCTAGCGTATCTCCAGCCTTGAGTTTTGTAATGCTATCTAGCAAGGCTTGACTCTCTGCATTTGTAGCGGTCATTCCGCGATAAAGTGTTGGCTGTTCTGGTTTTCCATTAGCAATCGCTTTTAACATTGCTTCGGTTTGGTTTCTAACTGTATCTGTTGAAGAGCCACCAAAACCACGCTGAGTTAAATAATTTGATTGACCACCGACATCCATATCGCTTTTAGGAACTGCGATGCCAAGGGCTTCTCCTGCGTATTGCCGATACAACTCAACGAACTGGTATCCATCTACACCGTGTTCCCAGTTATCCCAAATCTTTTCGGTCATTCCTCCAGCATTACGAGGACTTGCTGGAACTGAATCTTTAGGACTCCACTCAGATAATTCTGCTGTTATCCCAGACGCCCAAGAACCATGGTCGGACTGGTCATGCTCGCCGTGTTTTAGAACTGGTTTATACCCAATTGGAAATGTAATAGTGATACTCATGAGCGTCTCTCAGGTGGAATGATTACCATGGCGCAACGGCAATTAGGATGAACTCTGCCTGGCGTTTCATCTCCGCTAGAAAATGTTCCGTTCCAAGGAACTATTTCGCCATCTAATTCAATACAGATAGGGCAGGTGCGTTCGTCCTGAGCAATAATCCACATCTTCTGTGACTCAGCATCTACATAACCTTCTTTAGCCGCTTGATTCCATCCCTCTTGCCGTCCCTCATTCTGAGCAATCTGAATCTCTGTTCGAGCAATCATTGTGGCTCTTTTGCTCTTGAGAGAATCTGAATAACGGGTAGAGCGTTCAATTGAACGGGCGCGAGCAGTTTCTTCCTTCATCCCGCTTTTGACTAATCGGGCAAACTCTTTTTTCTCAAAGTTGGTAACCGCGTCAGCCCAGCGTGGATGAAGTCCCACAACACTTTTGATTCTTCGGGCTGTGGCTCTGTAATCTAAACCCTCATTGAAAGCGTCGATGATTGCTTTACGAATTGAGTTACGAGTTATCGTATCAATTGAGGTTACAAGTTCTCCAGCACGGCGTTGAGCAAAGGCTAAAGAGTTTGGGTTTGTTTTATTGAATGACATCTTGAACTCAATTACAGGTGGTTTAGTTTGCGCCCACGCAGGAAGTTTTGTAAATTCCATATTAGCCATTGCTGGTTTGTTTTGTATTTTTACCTTGGAAGGCGTGAAGGCTGGAAGGGATAACTTTGGAGCAATCTTTTGGATTTCTCTAATAGCATCTTTACCACCAATGTCGATTGAATTTAGGAGCGCATCTTGAATTTTGCTTTGATTAGCAATAGTGATAGTTGTTAATAAACGCTCTAAAGTTTCAGGGTTCATATTGCGAAGCAAAGACTCAAGTTGTTTCATTGAGATTTTGTCTGTGGCTCGCTGAATTGATTCATACAAAGTGCGAGCAAGTTCTTGTTCTTGGGGTGTTAAAGGAACTCTTTTGTCTCGCGCCTTTTTAAAAGGGTGAACAAAATGTAACGCCATCTCTAACCAACTTCAGGGAGTTTCGAAGCCTCCGTAGTTGGGGCAGGTGGTAATTCTTCCTCGCCAGCGCCATCGGCTTCCTCAGGCACAGGAGGAACTCCAGCGCCTTCAGGCATAGGAGGCATACCAAAATTCTGTCCATCGTGTTCGGCAGGTGGTAATCCAGCCAACTCGCGTAGATACTCTTCCAACTTAGGGTCAGGAACTATTGCACCTGTTTGTACCAAGTTGCCAACGAATCCAGCAATTTCATTCAAATCAACATGGCTTACTTCACCGTAAGTCAGATAAGGGGCGCGAGAAATATCCATGCCATTTAGTTTTAGTAGGCGAGGAATAGCGTGTTGGTTGATTACTTCAGCAATACTTTTAGCAATTGAATCAACTGACATTGACCACAAATCCATCTTGGAAGTTCCAAGGGCATAAGAGCCAACTCGGTCAGAGCCAAGAAGAATAAAGTCAGAAAGGATTGACATTGCAATTCTTTGGTCATAGCGCTGGATAACTTTGTCTGTATCGAACTGACGAGAACCGCCTGAAGATAAAAGAACTAAATCAAATACTTTGTGTCCTTGGTCGTCATACATTGAGGGCATAATAATTCCCTCTTGCTCATTACGCTTAATAGAAGTAACAATGCTTTGGATTGATGCAAGAACTGATGCTTGCTCGGCTGTTGCTGTTGATGAAAGGAACTCAGGTGGTACATAAGCAACTGGTAAACCCGCTAAGTCACGCTCAATACCGATTGCTTCAATCTCTTCAATACGACGCTTGAAGTACCAAGAGCGGTAAGCGTTACGAAGGATAGAGCGACCTTCAGGGTTATTCTTTTGTGAGTTAGTACGAAATAGTAGAGCCTTCTCAATTGGAATTGTATGGATACCACCTGCGGATGGGTCTACTTGAACCATCGCTTGAATACCGCCATCTTCATCCATTTCCCAACGGAATAAAGTTTCTTGGGCGCGAATAGGCATTTTGCGCCAGCCAATACGACCATCATTGAATTTAGATTTACGCTGTGGATTTTTGTTATCACCTTCACGGATTTTGTAAACAATCTCATGGTATGAAAAACCAAAGACAAGCATTGAAAGCATTTGAGATAGAGCAGAGTCCCAAGACTCGCTCATATCATGGATACAAGATTCTACAAAAACTGCTACTTCTTTATCTTCCTTAGAAACATCTCCGTCTTTAGAGTCATCTGAGAAAGGGTCTACGCGCCATTCAAGACGAGTAATAACTTTTTCGATTGCATACAACATTGAGCCGATAGTCGGGTCGTTATCCGCCATCTCTCGATAGATTCTTGCTCCGCGTTGCCCACGAAGATTTACTAAAAATTCTTCAAAAACAGTACCGCCTGAACGACGCAGACCAGTAGAGCCTAACTCTTGTAAATCGGGCGTTATATTCTCAGCCATTTAACCCTCTACTCTTTGGTTGCTAATCCGACGACGATTGCGATTGCCTGTTTTTCGTTGAATCCCGCATTTACCAACTCCGAAAATACTTCGTGAGTCTGAATAGCAAAAGTCCTTAAAACCGACACGACTCCTTCACTATTAGGTAAAAGGTTATCGTACACCCGTAGATTCTACCGTTAAGTGAATTTAGGCTTTTTATTCTCCGTCTAGGACAAATTCAAAAGAGTTAATTCTTTTGTTAGTTATTCCTAGTACAGACTTCAAAGCCAAATCTCTATCGCCAACTTGAGCAAAGAGACGGTTTTCTAGTTCGCCACCAATTGCATCAAAGCGTCGGAAGTAGATGTTATACGGCAAAGCGTTGTGCTGAATGTTCAACTCAATCTCAATATACTCTTTGAGAGCAATCTCTTGAGATACAAATGGTTTACCATTCAAATCAACAACGACTTTGGAACCTGCTAATTCCTTTGTGAAGAAATCAGTCCACGCCATTTACAACCCCTTTCGAGAGTTTATCAACCCCATAATACTACATCAGGGTTAGAATGGCGCAATGTCAAATGATGGCGTACTCCAAGGGTCTAGGGGTAGGTTCGTGTTGGGTGTCTCTGTGCGGGTAGGTGAACTCACCTGAGCGACTGTATGGCGCTTCATGTCGATGCCTAGGTTCCAAGCGGTGACCACAATCTTTGAGCGTTTAGCGCCCGTAATTTTATCGTCCCAGTTTTCTTGAAGTGCGGTGCCTACAACAATTACTGACATTCCCTTACCTAGAGAATCTGCACAGTTTTCGGCAATCTTGCCCCATGCTTTTATATCCCAAAATGTTGTATCTACATTGTCCCAAGTTCCATCAGGTTTTTTAGTGGACTTAGATGTCACTACTGTGAATACTGCTAAGGCTTTACCGTTAGGAGTAAATCTTAGTTCAGGGTCATTAACTATATTTCCCGTAATTGTTATTGGTGCGCTCATGCTACATACCTCTCGTTCGTTATTGGTTTGGCGATTATGTTTAGTTGTTTTCTCATTCTGTCGCGTTCTTTAGTAGATTTTCCACCCCAAATGCCGACTACTTTGTAATGTAACGCATAGGTCAGACATTCTTCTTTCCAGTAGCATCCATTACAAATCTTCTTGACTTGCTTGTTCTCCTCGGTTATTTGATTCTTCTCGGGAAAGAAATAACTCGTCTCTATCCCCCAACAACTCGCTCCCTCGAAATTCCAAGGCTTCACTATCTTCATCAGGTTCCTCTCCGACAATTAAACGATTAGGGGAAGTGGCATCTAACTTAGCCAAAATTCGTCCATTGCGCCATACTTTGCCAGCAACTACACCATCATAAAAACTAGGCTTAGGCTTTACTAAAGATTCACACTCCTCCCAAAAAATACATCGGGAACAATAATTGAGTGCTGGTTGTACTAAATCTAAATTGAATTGGTCAAAGAGCCAAGGGTCGGCTTCACGGCACGGCGCCTTAGATGTAAATGAACCCATGTATAAATGTTATCTTGGGGCTTCATGATTATCTTGGATTGGAATGTCCTTGCGTGTTGCCCACTCACCAAAGCGCTCGCGTATCACTTGATTGAGTAAAAG